TACTGGACAATACTGGTGCTATACTGATAAAAAATGTAAAAAAATTCCTCTAGGTTATCATGTAGGACGTAGAGGATATCTTGAACAAGATGAGGATGATGAAAATGGACAGAATGGAACACCATCTAATGGGTCTTCTAATGGCGGCAGTAATGGCAACGGTGGCGGTGGTAACGGTTCAAATGGTGGAAATGGTGGAGGTGAATAATGACCAGATCGGCATTATCCAATCAAATAACAAATAGAAACTTTCTAGCACCTGTTGGATTTAAATTTGCATTGTCTAAATTTCCAAAGGTATCATTTTTTTCAAACACTGCTAGAATACCTGATATTACATTAGGAACTGCCATTCAATCAAACTATCTTAAGGATATTGATGTGCCTGGTGATAAATTAACTTATGGAGAATTAAATGTAAGATTCTTAGTGGATGAGAATTTGGAAAATTATATGGCTATGCATAACTGGTTAACTGGTCTAGGTTTCCCAGAATCAGCACAAGATTTTATAGATAAAACAACAAACCAAGATGGTCAAAGAGATCTGGGAGAACAATACAGTGATGGAAGTCTTCATATTCTAAACAGCAATTACAATGATATTGCTATTGTAAAATTCAAAGATTTATTTCCCACTTACTTGACATCTTTGGAATTTGATGCTACAGAGAGTGATGTAAATTACTTTACAGCAGACATAACTTTCAAGTATACTATCTACGATATATTGAGTCCAACTGGCAAACCTTTATGAATCTTGACAAAATTCAGGAGATGTGGGAGCGTGATGCTGTCATTGATCCTGATAATCTACATGATGAATCTTTAAAAATTCCACAATTACATGCAAAGTATTATACAGTTTATAATACTGTTACTTTGTTGCGTGAGAAAGCAAGAGATTCTTACAACAGAGTAAAGTTAGATAGGTATAATTTCTATACAGGAAAGGCAACAGCAGAGGTCTATGCTGAAGAACCATTTCCGTATAAGGTTAGAGAAAAAGATGCGATACAGAGGCATTTAGACGCAGATGATAAATTAACTAAGTTAGACTTAAAGATAAGATATTATGATGCTACTCTAAAATTTTTAGAAGAAATAATTAAAAACGTTTCTAATAGAACATTTCAGATTAAGAATGCAATAGAATGGAATAAGTTTCAAGCAGGTATGTAACATAACTTGACAAAGGGTACTAAATATTTCTAGATGAAGATTATGTCATGTCCCATTTGGTTATATCAAAGAAGAATGAAGTTTATCTTCATATAGATGCAGAAGTACATATCTATTATGAATTAGCAGACCAATTTACTTTTGATGTGCCTGGTGCAAGTTTTTCTCCAGCATACAAAAAGAAGTTTTGGGATGGTAAGATAAGATTATTCAGCACTCAAACAGGTGACATATATGTTGGGTTGTTAGATAGAATAATACAATTTTCTAAAGATCACGGATATACTTACGAATTTAAAGATAGCAAACACTATGGTACTCCCTTTGAAGTAAATGAAGGGATATCAAAGGAAGGTGTTAAAGACTATATGAATGCTATTTCAAAGTACGCTCCCAGAGAGTACCAGATAGATGGAGTATACGACGCTCTAAGGCATAATAGAAAGTTATTGATATCCCCAACTGCCTCAGGAAAGTCTCTGATGATATATTCGATTGTGAGATATTTTGTTGAGAACAAGAAAAATACTCTGATAGTCGTTCCGACGACTTCCCTAGTAGAGCAAATGTATAAAGATTTTGCAGATTATGGGTGGGACGTTGGTTCATATTGCCACAAGATATACGCAGGAAAAGAAAGAGAGACGGACTCTCAAGTCATTATTACTACCTGGCAATCAATCTACAAACTTCCCCGAAAATATTTTGAGAGATTCTCTGTTGTGGTTGGGGATGAGGCTCACCAGTTTAAGTCAAAGTCACTAATATCTATAATGACAAAACTTGCTGATGCTAAGTATCGTTATGGTTTCACAGGAACTCTTGATGGAACACAAACACATAAGTGGGTTCTTGAGGGATTGTTTGGACCTTCCTATAAGATCATTAAAACTGACGAGTTAATGAAGAAAGGGCATCTTGCTAAACTGGATATCAATGTACTTCTATTGAAACACCCACCGAATAAATTTGAAACCTTTGAAGAAGAGGTTCAGTATATCATAAGTCATGAACGCAGAAATAACTTTATTAAAAATCTTGCCCTTGATTTGAAAGGAAATACTTTAATTTTATTTGCTAGAGTAGAGAAACATGGTTTGCCTTTATATGAATTAATAAATAGTAATAACATTATTGAAAATCGAAATGTCTTTTTTATTCATGGTGGAGTGGACACCGAAGACAGAGAGAAGGTTCGAGAAATCACTGAGCAAGAGAATAATGCTATTATCGTTGCCTCTTACGGAACCTTTTCTACCGGGATTAATATCAAAAATCTACACAATGTAATTTTTGCATCACCATCTAAATCAAGAATAAGAAATCTTCAGTCAATCGGGAGGGTACTTAGAAAAGGAAACAAAAAAACTAAAGCAACTTTATATGATATTGCTGATGATATTAGTTATAAGTCTAGACGTAATTATACATTAAACCATTTAATCGAAAGAATCAAAGTCTACAATGAAGAAAATTTCAATTATGATATAGTAAACATACCACTTAAAAGCTAATGGGAGACGAATTTTATAGTGTAATTAAATTAATATCTGGTGAAGAAATCTTTGCCTTAGTTTCCATTGATGAAAGTAATGATGATATTGATCCAATTATTGTATTGCAAAATCCATTAGTAATGAATATGGTTAACTCTCAAAAAGGTAGTTTTATAAAAGTTAGGAGATGGATTGAATTGTCAAGTGAAGATATTTTTATGATGAGATTTGATAGAATATTAACTATGTCTGAATGTAAAGATGAAAAATTAATTGCAATTTATGATAATTACATAGAAGATGGTGAAGAAGATATAATAGATGTTTATAGATCTGATAGAAAAGTAAAACCTACTTCAAGTATGGGATATGTCTCTTCAGTAGAAGATGCTCGTAAAAAATTTGAAGAATTATTTAAGATAAATCAAGAACCTAAAGAATCATAATATATCCCTATCAACCTCCACAAAGGTTATTGTACTCATATTTGATAACCTTGTCAAGCCCCAAAAGTATGCTATAATAGATATATGTTAAGACGGGAACAACAATGCTATGCCTAAAAAGAAATCAGAACATTACGTTAACAACAAACAATTACTAGAAGCATTAATTGTTTATAGAGAAGGAGTAGCACATGCAAAAGAAAATGATTTACCAAAACCACGTATAACAAACTATCTTGGTGAATGTTTTTTAAAGATTGCAACACATCTTTCATACAAACCAAACTTTGTTAATTATATGTTTAGAGATGATATGATCTCTGATGGTATAGAGAATTGTGTACAGTACATTCATAACTTCGATCCAGAGAAGTCTAGGAATCCATTTGCATACTTTACTCAGATTATTCATTATGCTTTCCTTAGAAGAATACAGAAGGAAAAGAAACAGTTAGATATTAAAACAAAGATAATTGAAAGAACAGGATTTGATGAAGTTATGGTAGTTGATGATGGTGCACTTACTGGTTCTAGTTCTGATTACAATACTATTAAGGATAACATTGTCTATAAACAAAATAGATGAGAGTTGCAATAATAACAGACACTCACTATGGTGCTAGAAAGGGTTCTAAGCATCTTCATGACTACTTTGAGTTATTCTATCGTGATGTCTTCTTTCCGTCTTTAGAAGAGCATAAGATAGATACTGTCATCCATATGGGTGATATATTTGATAGTCGCAAGGCAATAGATTTAAAAAGTCTAGAGTGGGCGAAAAGAGTTGTATTTGAACCTCTTAAAAAATATAAGGTTCATGCAATTATTGGTAATCATGATTGTTATTATAAAGATACTAATCATGTAAACTCACCAGAGTTATTATTACAGAACTATCCTAATATAAAATTATACAATAAAGCAACTGAAATTAAGGTTGGTAAGGCAAAGATATTAATGCTTCCTTGGATTAACTCTGAGAACTTTGATGAGACAAAACAGTTAATAGATAAAACCAAAGCAAAGGTTGCTATGGGACACCTTGAGATAAATGGATTCAAGGCAACTCGTGGACATTTAATGGAAACGGGATTAGATGTAAAGACTTTCAATAAATTTGAGAAAGTATATTCGGGACATTTTCATACTCGTTCTAGTGATGGTAAAATATATTATTTGGGCAATCCATATGAGATGTTCTGGAATGATGTGAATGATCCTAGAGGATTTCATATCTTTGATACTGAGACTTTAGAACATACTCCAATTAACAATCCATATAAATTATTTTATAACGTTTATTATGATGATACCAATTATAAGTTATTCAATACCTCTGTGTATAAGGATAAAATTGTAAAGGTAATTGTTCGTCAGAAATCAAAACCAAAAGAGTTTGAAAAATTCATTGATAAACTTTATGCATCAGGTGTACAAGATTTAAAAATAATTGAAAACTTTGATATTCAAGAAAGTGAAGATTTTGAAATAGATGAAGATGAAAATACTCTCTCTATTTTGAATCGATATATTGACGAGTCTGAGTTTGATTTAGATAAGAACATTATCAAAGGTATCTTTAAGGATCTTTATAGACAAGCCTGCGAGGTAGAATAAATGTTTCTCCTTACTCTTAAGGGTAAAAAAGACGATGGTGCATATGCTGTTGATGATGCTCATGGTGAAAAGGTTTTATTTCTTTTTGAACAAGAAGATGACGCTGAAAGATATGCTATGATGGTTGAAGATTGTGAAGAAAAACCTGAATCAATGGATGTTATAGAAGTTGATGGAGAGCTTGCCATAAGGACGTGTAAGATGTATAATTACAAATATGCGGTAATTACACCTAATGATTTTGTGATACCACCTAAGAATGATAACATTTGAAAAAATTAAATGGAAGAATTTTCTTTCTACGGGTAATCAGTGGACAGAGATAGATTTTCAAAAACATAACACTAACCTAGTAGTAGGAACAAACGGTGCTGGAAAATCCACTATGTTGGATGCACTTACGTTTGCTTTATTCAATAAACCCTTTCGTAAAGTCAATAAGGGACAGTTAATTAATACTACCAATGAAAGAGATTGTGTAGTAGAAATAGAGTTTGTTGTTAATAATCGTGACTATCTTGTAAGAAGAGGGATAAAACCAAATGTATTTGATATTGAGGTAAATGGTAATCCTCTTCATAAAGAAGCAGATGATCGTACCAATCAAAAAATATTAGAAGAAACTATATTAAAGGTAAATTATAAATCATTTACTCAAATTGTGATTTTGGGTAGCAGCACTTTTGTTCCTTTCATGCAATTGAGTGGTGCTAATCGTAGAGATGTGATTGAAGATCTTTTAGATATTCGTATCTTCTCTGCAATGAATGGTCTTATTAAAGATAATATACGTGCTAGAAAGGAAAAGATAAAGTCTTTGGATTTGAAGAAAGATAATCTTAAAGATAAGATGGGAATGCAAGAAAAATTTATTGGAGAGATTGAAAAAAGAGGAAAGGATGATATTAAATCTAGCAAAGGTAAGATTGTCGCCTTGTCACTTGAGTCTGATACGCATATGCAAAAAAACAGTAGCATAGAATTGGATATTTCCGAACTTATAAAAGAGCAAGAAGAGGTAACTGGTGCTTCTGAAAAGTTAAAGAAACTAAACAATCTTAAAGGTAAAATTACTCAAAAAGTATCTACTATTACCAAAGAACATAAGTTTTTCACAGAGAATACGGTATGTCCTACATGCACTCAGGATATAGAAGAAGAGTTTCGTGTAAATAGAATTACCGACGTTCAAAATAAAGCAAAGGAGCTCAAGAAAGATTACACAGATCTGGAAGAGACTATAAAATTAGAATCGGAGAGAGAACGTCACTTCACCCAACTATCTAAGGAGATTACTAAACTCAACCATGACATTTCTCAAAACAATACTCGAATCAGTCTCAATCAAAGACAAATCCGAGATCTTGAAGATGAAGTTCAAACAATTACCGAACGAATTAAAAACAGAAATACTGAGCATGAGAAGCTAGCAGAGTTTAAAGAGAACCTCCAAAAAACAATTGACGACTTATCAGACAGAAGGGAAGAGATTAATCATTACGATTTTGCCTATTCACTGTTAAGGGATGATGGAGTAAAGACAAAAATAATTAAGAAGTATCTACCATTCATTAATCAACAGGTAAATCGTTACCTTCAGTTGATGGATTTCTATATTAATTTCACATTGGATGAAGAGTTTAATGAAACGGTAAAGTCACCGATTCACGAAGACTTCTCATATTCATCATTCAGTGAGGGTGAGAAAATGAGAATTGACTTAGCATTACTCTTTACATGGAGAGAAGTTGCTAGGGTTAAGAACTCTGTAAATACAAATCTTCTTATCATGGATGAGGTATTTGATAGTTCACTTGATGGTTTTGGAACAGAAGAATTTCTTAAAATTATTAAATATATAATAAAGGATGCGAATATTTTCATCATATCCCATAAATCCGATCTGCATGACAAATTTGAAAGTGTCATAACCTTTGATAAAGTTAAAGGATTTTCACGTATGATATCCACGGAAGTTCAAAGCTCATGAATACCCCAAACTGGCAGCATCACTCTAAGAAGGATGCTAAACGAAAACTGAAACCACAGGCATTACGTGCCTCAAGAGAAAGACGTAGACAGTTGATAAAGCGTCTACTGAACCCCACCAAGCGTGGGGTTTCGTCGTATAATAGGTTCATAAGCAAAAACACAGATGACTGTAAATCACGAAATCAAATCCCAACTTGCTAAACTTCTTGCGACAGAAGACTTAATTGTAGAACATAAGAATGTAGAGACTGCTGAGTTTAATGTTCAAACTCGTGTTCTATTACTTCCACGGTGGGATAGAGCAAGTAATCGTGTTTATGATTCATTAGTAGCACATGAAGTTGGACATGCATTATTCACTCCTAATATAGATCCTCCTAGACATATTCCTCATACCTTTATAAACATCACAGAGGATGTAAGAATTGAGAAGTTGATGAAGCGTAAGTATATGGGTCTTGCCAAAACCTTCTATAGAGGGTATAGTGAACTTGCAGATAATGATTTCTTTGAAATAGATGGCAAAGATCTTGATACTCTTAACCTTGCTGATAGGGTTAATCTATATTTCAAGATTGGTTCGTTCGTTAATATCTCTTTTTCTCCTACTGAAACTCCGATTGTCAACTTAATTAAAAATGCAGAAACGTTTGATGAAGCCGTATCCGCAGCAGAAACGTTATATAATTTCTGCAAGCAAGAGCAAGAGCAAGAACAACCACAGCAAGAAGAAGTTGGTATTGGAAAAGATACTTCCGAGGATGGTGAAGATACTCGGTTGGATATCACTGCTTCTACTGGTGATGATAGCACTTCCGATTCTGATGATGGTGATAGCATTGACGTGGAAGATAGTGTTGACGTTGATTATGATACTCCCACTAATCCTAGTCCTTCTGTAGATACTTCCACTGATCTACCAGAACCAGATGCAGAAACCGCAAAAGCATTAGATAGAAAGTTAAAGGATCTTGTAGATAACACTGGATTAGAAACTGTTTATCTAGAGAAACCAAAATTGAATTTAGATAAGATAATAATTAAGAATAGTCAAATCCATACTCAGTGTAGAAAAGAGTGGGATGAACGATCTTCTGGAACTTCCTATACTGGCGAACCAATAGAGAATGTATTTGCAGAGGCAGATGCTTCATATAGAGAATTTAAGAGAAATGCCCAGAAAGAAGTTAATTACTTAGTTAAAGAGTTTGAGTGTAAGAAATCTGCTGATGCTTATGCTCGTGCTACTACTTCTAAGACTGGTGTATTGAATACTTCTATGCTTCATACCTATAAGTTCAATGAAGATCTATTTAAGAAGATAACTGTTCTACCTGATGGTAAGAATCATGGATTAGTATTCATTCTTGATTGGAGTGGTTCTATGCAGTATGTTATACAGGATACTTTGAAGCAACTTTATAATTTACTTTGGTTCTGTAAGAAGGTTAATATTCCATTTGATGTATATGCATTTACTATGGACTATCCATTGTGGGTTGAAAATGAAGGTGTCCGTCATTCCGTTTATGAGAAGAAGAATAAATCTCTTTCATTATGTGATAATTTTTCTTTATTGAATTTCTTTACAAGTAGTGTAAATGGAAAAGAATTGGAAGAGCAGATGATAAACATTTATCGTATTGCACATGCCTTTACAGCACATTCTTATTTTCCAATTCCTCTAGGAATGAATCTTTCTGGAACTCCATTAAATGAAACTCTATTAGCACTTCATCAAATACTTCCTAAGTTTAAATCTCAACATAAGTTACAGAAAGTTCAGTGTGTAATACTTACTGATGGTGAAGGAACACCATTAACATATCATAGAGAAGTTCAGAGACATTGGGAGGAACAACCTTATCTTGGATCTAATTATGTTTCTCGTCAGTGTGTATTGCGTGATCGTAAATTGGGAACTACTTATTCATTCAATAATGATGGATGGGCACAAGTAACCGATCAATTACTTTATAATCTAAGAGATAACTTTAGAGATATTAATTTCATTGGAATTCGTATTCTTCCTAATAGAGAAGCAACCTCATTTATTCGTAGATATCATTCCACAGAAGGTAAAGAGTTTGATGGTATTATAAAGAACTGGAAAAAAGATAAAGCATTTTCTATTAAGACTTCAGGGTATCATAGTTATTTTGGATTATCCTCAACTGCATTAGCAAATGATGATGAGTTTGAAGTTCAAACTGATGCTACAAAGGCACAGATTAAGAGAGCATTTGTAAAGAGTCTTAAGAGTAAGAAGATGAATAAGAAAATATTAAGTGAGTTTGTTGAACTTGTATGTTAATTATAAATAATAAAAAAGTGCCACTGATAATGAAAACTTTTAAGGAATTTCTAGAAGAAAGCAGTCTGAGTAGAATAAAATCTAAATCGGATAAAGGAGGGATGGCAGTCATCTCTGGAAGTCGTGGTGACAAATCGAAAAAAGAAAATAAGGCAAGAGCAAAGCAGTTAGATAAGGATATAAAGGGTAAGGGTCTTCCAGGTGCTACTAAGGTATCTGGAAGATGGGATGAGACAGATGACAAGACTGGTAAAACTAGTAAGGTTAAAGAACGTAGTCACGTTGTTACTTCTGGTAAGAAGAGTAAAAGAAAATTTAAGAAAGCAATAAAATCACTTGGTAAGAAGTATGGTCAGGATGCAGTCTTGACACAAACCAAAAAAACTGGTACAGTATCAGCAACTAGAAAGGGTGGACTAGGCAAAGACAGTCAAGGTAGAAATGTAAAGAGATTTACAGCAGGTACAATGAAACCTGGTCAAACTTCACCAGAAGGTGATACTCAAATCAAAAAGAAAACCTTTGCTTATAAAAGATGATAAACAAACCTTATGATGATTCTAATTGGAGAGAAGAATCTATACCTTACTATACAGGTAAACAGTTAGAATTATTGATGGATGGACCAAAGAGTCTTTCTCAGTCATGGATACTGGGATCAATGTATAATGAATGGAAACGGAGGAATGGGTACAAAGATCCTGAACCTCCTGATGTATCATCCTCTTTAGGGGAATTCTTTAAGAAACAAAATGAAGTTAAATAAACCATTAATGCATTGTCGATTATCCGATATGCGATTTTTCTACTGGGATCCACGTATAGATCCAAGAGAACCAGAATATAAAGTGTCACAACCTCCTAATACAGGAGGTTTTTTTGCATTATAATAGGTTCAACTAAACAAACAACCCCATGGCTTTTGAATTAAAGATGACTGAGCAAGAAGCAGTTGATGGATTGAGAGAAACATACGGAACTGAATTTACTACTGCTGATGTTAAGGCATTTTGTGCTATGAATGACATTGGTTATCAAACAGTTACTAAGAAAATACAGAAGTATAAAGTATCTAAAGGTAAGTGGAATCTTGAGATAACTCCACAGGCAGTTGAGAACATTGAGCGTTCATATAATGCACCTGCTGTTGTTCCTTCTCAAGAACTTAGTCTAGTTCCTGTTAAAGATAACACCTTCATTCCATTTGGTAGTTTCAAGGATGTAAAGAATATAATTAAGTC